AATCGATGTATCAGCAACACCAGTAATAGTTCCACCAACGCATTCTACCAGTGTAACAGTAATAGCCTGGTCAGCTGGTATTTCAATACTCGCCACTGTATCCGGGACGTTTTTCGCTGCTGCAACTGCCGGAGAGGCGGATGCAAGCACCGTAACACCTGAATCAAAGTAAGCGTTTGTATCAGTACCATCGCCTACAAGCACTTGGCCTCCGCTGGTTGTACCAACAAAAGTTTCTGTGACATTGTAGATATGAGCCTGTCGCACTCGACCGTACTTACCTGCCGGGCCTTGGATTAACTCGACGGCACTAGCTGAAGCACCGCCATAGTCAAAAGCAGCTCGAATAAGGTAAGTTATCGTCTGTACGGTTGCCCGCTTTGGATTATAACCCATGGATCACCTCCTTATTGTGCTGGTCCGTACCAGAGAATTTCAACGACAACATCGGCAGTACCCGTCGGTGAACCGACACAGTCAACACATGTAATCGTGAGTGCGGTTTCGCCTGCAGGAATATCAACCTTGGAGCCATCATCTGGCAAAAAGACTGACGCTCCGACTGCCGGGGATGACCCTGACAGCGTTGCGGCTACCGTCGCGTAATAGGCGTCAGTATCGCCAGCAGAACCGACAAGAACTCGGCCTCCGCTGGTTGTACCAACAAAAGTTTCTGTGACATTACAAATCGTCACGCCTACTACTCGGCCCCTTTTACCCACACCCGGTGTAGTCGAGTTAGGTCCGTCAAGAGGTACTGCGATAATCTCAGTGAGGTCACCGGTATTCCCGAAGTCCATTCCACCAGTCGATCCAAAAGCACCGATCTGATAGGTTCTTACATAACCATTATCATAAGACATAATTTAGCTCCTTACGCTGCGTCGTCCGTCCAGTGAATGATACGGGCTTGTGCGGCACTTGTCTGCGCCAGGCCATAGCCTAGTTCAGCGTACCACGCGATACCGCGTGAGCGACCAAAATCAGTCGGAATTTTACCGCGAATTTCTTCAGGAACTGCAAATGCTTCAACAACAGTATCTGAACCGAAGAAGAAAATGTCATCAGAGATGACAGAACTTGTTGCGGCGACACCTGTTTGTTCGACATAGCGGATACCTTCATACCGGCCTTTCTCGCCGTTCATGATGGTGTGCCAACCTTCAGAAGTATACTGATGGATGTCTTCCAGGAAATTCTTCAAATATCTGAGATTCGATGGTCGTGAAATAGCGATATAGTTCGACCCATCATAAGTCGGGATGTCTCGTTCAACCATTGTATCAGACATTGATTTGGCATGGCTCAACGTCGCTTCGTTCGCGAATTCGTTGCTGTGTGCCGCACCGGGGTTGCTTGCTGTATTAAGAGCAAAGGTTGTTGATGTGTCGGCTGTTGCCTTCAACACGGTAGCGGCGAACTGGGTATGCGCGGCAGCATCAAGTGCTTTACGTGCATCGTTCTTCAGAACCTTGTGAATGACTTCCGTAATCGGATGTTCAGACAAATCATCGAGCTTTTTGGTGAAAGGTACGCTGTTACCGTATTCAGTGATTGTCAGGCTGGCCTGAGTGATCGAGAATCCAGTTTCCGGCATTGATACCGTTTCAGTTAGTGCTCCACCTTGAGTCGTTACGTCGGAATAGACGTTCCAGTTGAAGGTATCACCTTTACCAAGCCCGAAAGCTTCTCGTGCATCGCAAAACTGACGATACCGAACCATTGGTTGTAGTGCTGTACGGAGTTTTCGAGACAAATTGTCCGAATACATGAATCCGCCTAGTGCGTTTGTGCCCCATAATTGTGACATTTATAACTCCTTGCACGCAGGTTTTCTGTTAACCTGGCTGTCCTCTTGCCGCTCGCACTTCCGCCAGCATAGCTGATGGGGTTTGTGCTTCTTCCGTGATCGGGGCTTCTTGCCGACCGGATCGGGATGCTGGCATAGGAACCAAATTATCCTTGCGCGTTTGACGATCGTTAGTGTTCGAGTCTTCGATCAGGACCGGTTGACCTTTTTTGTCAGCCCATTCCTGTATTCGCTTACCCGCCTCCAACATAATCTCTGTCGGCGTCCATTCTGGATGTTCGACAGCAATAACATTGGTCATACTATTTGCAGCACCGTACAGCAAGGGATCACTGTTGATTTCAGGATACTGTTCCTGAAACTGCGTTAATCCGTCTTTGAAATTCTGTTCAGTCGCAGCCTGTTTAGTGGCTTCTTCCTTCGCAGAAAGTCTTTCGGTAACTGCTGCAGTGGTGTCTTCAACCAGTTTTTGCGTATCTAAAGGAGTCTGTGAAGATGTCCTTCGATTTATGTCGCTTAAAACTTTCGCTAATTTTCCACTTGCAACTTCGGCATCTTCATCTATCAAAGTGCCGAAGATTTCCTGGGCTTCGCTTACGAAGTCCCGATCGTCCACGTCCGGAGATGGCGGATCTTCTACCAGACTTGATTTGAGAGCAGCTTCTTGAAGCCGTATCTCTTCCTCACGTCTAGCCAAATTTTTCGACCAGTCAGCATTTTCTTCCATTCTTTTCCTGGATGCTGACTCCAGTTGATGTGCTTTCTGCACATCTGCCAGTGGTACGAGAACTTCTGCCCCGTCCACTTGCATCTTAAACATTTGTACACCATCTTCACCAGTTTGGATGAAGTTGGCGAGTGGATCTTCAGGTTTCGCCTGAACATCCTTAATTTCTGTTTCAATCGCTACAGTTTCTTCTTCTGTGTGCATCGGCTCAATACTACCGCCCGATTCAAGAATCTCACTGTTGATTTGCTCTTCTCGCCTCTCATTGATCAAATTGACCATTTCTTCGCGAGAATTGCCATTAAATGTCTTTTCTTCAGGCTTGTCAAGTTCGTCGGTTTTAATTTCTTCTGTCATTTTATTCTCTCTGGTTATTCTTCAAGCAACTGTTCAGCTTGTCGCCCATTAGTGATTGCATCGACACACCAACTCAAAAAGTTGTTGGCGGCTTTTGCCTGTTGTTGAAACTTCCTGATCTTACGTCGACCAAAAAACGAATCCGGATTGCATTTCAGCATCCCCTCTTTCGCTTCTTCGTACTCAGCTACAGCACGTCCCTGTAAGCATCGGCCAACATCGCTTCTTAAAAAAGTCTCGAAATCGATACCCAGCCGGGCTTCCTGAAAATACTGTCGCTGCTGCTCACTGACAAATTCAATGCCCTCAAATGCTTCTGACAAGATTACCCTCCTGCTCTCTTGGTGTTAAGTTCATAAAGTTTGGTGGCGGATTTAGAAGCCTCCACGTCCCGCGCCAATTGAATCTTATTGTCATTGGCGGTGCGCTGCAGGTTCTGTTCATCCTGTTTAAGCATCTTATCGCGCTCTGCGATCGTGGTGCCTTGCTTCTCGAGGATATCCAGCTTCCTGTTCTCACGCGCATCCCGTGCCTTGTTATCTTCTTCCCTGATGCGGAATTCTTCCATCTGCGCCTGAACTTCAGGTGATGGTGGCTTGTCGCCTTCAGTTTGTTGTTTCTCCTGCATTTCCTGATCATTCATGATAAATCGGGCTGAAGTCTTGTACCCCAGCGCGGCAAATATCTCGTCACTAATCTCAGCAGACTTGATCCGATCGACCATGCCCGGCAGTGATGCGACCTTCTCGATACCATAAATCAGCTTCTCGACCCTGCGTTGTGGGTCTGTGTTGCCGACGCCGATATCGACATTAACGGTCAGGCTCTGGCGCAATAGCTGGTCAGTGACCTCATTGACCCCAAAGCGTTGAAACAACTGGGCCTCTTTTGCAGCCAGTGCCAGTATGACCTCGTCGGTCTCGTACATCTGCACCAGCCGGACCAATTGACTCAAGGTCGAGTCCATCCAGGTCTGAATGAAGATTGACTTACTATAGTCCTCCACCTGCCCGGCTTTGCCGTCCATGCGCTGCATGCCGTCTTTAGTCTCGTTCAGATTCTTGTTGGATTGTACAGAATCACTGGAAAATGCCCCAGCCAGGGTATCAAATTCGACCGATAACCGATCCTGTTCCTCATAGCTCGAAGATGTGACATCTGGTGTGTTAATGGTCACAACGTCCCGTGCAGGATCATTCATCATGACACCCCCACCCGGCACGTTCCGGATCAGGGCGTCCAGATCAGTCTGTGACCCCCTACGAACAAAATATCGCTTATTCAGCACCAGCTTGACATTATCCATGCGCTGGTTAGCCAACAGGTTAATCTCTTCCTGCAGGCCACTGGTCAGCTCCACATCACCCGCTGGATAGTTCCTGTGGGTCTCAATGGAGGTAAAGCCCATGGTAAAGGGACGTTCACCGGTCATCAAATGCGGATAATCGTCTGCTATACGGGCCAGATCAGTTAATACCAGCTCTGTGCCCATGGTCCAATAGTAATAATCTTCACCATTGAGTCGTTGAATGTTCATGTGCGCCCACACCATAGAGAATTCATTACCATAATTCTCATCGGCCGGATCCACTCTGCGAGCACCTTCTCGCGCTTGCCGGGTGCGATCGTAGCTTTGTCGCCGCGTGGCTAATATTTCGGACTGCGCATATTTTCGCCAGGTGGGCTTGCCCGTCTTAGGATCATTGGTGGTCATCATCTCTAGTGCATCGCCCACGAAAATGGGCTTCATGTAAATGATATAAGG